CTGCCATATCATCCCGAGCCCAGCACCCGCTCGTTGAGCCTGAAGCTGTCGGCGTCGGCGGCGAACGCTGAGCCTGTGCCGCTGCTCGCCAGGTTGACGCAATTGCCGTCGAGGTAGCTGAAGCTCGCGGTGACGCCGGCGCCCATTACCGGCCAGATCAGCATCTGGCCGCCGAGGATGATCCACTCGCCGAACGGGTAGGTGTAGTTCAGCGCGCGGCGCTGCATCCACTCGTCGGGATCGGAGATGAAGGTCATCGGCGACAGCGCGCTGGTCGAGCGCCACACGTTGGCGGTCAGCAGCATCCGCTTGTAGTTCGCCGGCAGCGGGAAGCTGGTCTTGACCCCGTCACCAGTGAAAATGTTGGTCAGGATCAGTTCCTGCCAGTCGCGGTTGTCGTAGGCGATCCGGTTCGCCATCTCGTTGGCGAGCGCCAGCATCTCCTGCATGGTGCGGTTGGCGGTGATGTTGGCCAGCACGGTTTGCGGCATGACCACGCCGACCACCGGGCAAACGTTCTGCACCACCGTCAACAGGCTCATCTCAGGCCGCCTTGTCGGGTCGACACTGCTCCGCCATCCGCACCAGGTTCTTGCGGTTCAGGTTGCCGAGCGGCGGCTGGCCGGTTTGCGCCGTGATGTACTCGCGCAGCTGCTCCAGCGACATCGCGTCGAACTCGCTGTCAGACTTGTCCGCCAGCGCCTTCTGCTTGGCGCGCTCGACGTCCTCCTCCAGGATGGCGTTGCGGGCCCGCAGCGCCTCCAGCTCGGCCGCCATCTTCATGTTGGTCGAGCCCTGGCGCGAGATCTCGATGTACTCCATCGCCGCGTTCTTCATTTCGCGGCCGCCGGGCCCGAGGTTCTTCAGCTCAAGGCCCTCGATCGCAGCGAGCTGCTCGACGGTGTAGACGTTCTGCGCCCGCAGCTCGGCGCGACGGCCCTCGGTCAGGAAGATCGCGTAGTCCAGCGGGGTGCCGCTCTTGGTCTGGGTCAGCTGCTGCTTGAACTGCTGGTACTGGCGGCGAAACCGCTCGGCGTAGGTGATCTGGGTCTGGCTGCCGGTGAACGGATCGTCCTGCCAGTGCGACACCGCGGTAGCGGGAAACACGCTGACCTGCTTGGAGCCGGGGAAGCGGATCTCGACCACCTCCTGGTCGTCGAACACCGGCCGGCCCGCCTCAAGCGTCTTGCTCGCGTTCGCTACCGAAAGTTGCTTGAACAGAGCCACCAAATTATCGTCTGGATCTTTCTGCATTGTAACACGCTCCGGTTGATTGGGATCCCGGATCGTCGAGGCGGAAGGATGCGAAACCTACACCTCGCCGATCCGGGCCACGCTGCGGTCACTGACGGCGGTCGAGCGTCAAGCCGCAGGATTGCTGTCGTAGAAACGCCAGTTGAACATTGGATTGGTCATGGTCAGCTCGCCCATCCAGCCGATGAACTGGGCGATCGCGTCCTTGTCGATCGGCATCTGACCTTCGCCTTCGAACAGCTTGTCGAAGTTGCGCCGCGAGTTGTAGCGCAGCCGCATGGTGTCGGTGTTGATGCCGAAGGTGGTGTTGGCCGGCATGTTGCTGCCGATGCCGCCGTCGAGCACGATCTCGGCGCGCTTGCCACCGCCGATGTACTCCAATGCGGAGAAACCGAGCTTGCCGAGCGAGGTGTCGTTGGTCTGGCGCTGGATCGCCACCGTCGCGGCGTCGTAGGCCGCGTAGTGCTCCGGCGACATGATCAAGAGATCGGCGTAGTCGCGGCCGCGCGATTGCTTGGTCATGACCATGTTGAGCATCGGCCGGATCGTTGTTGAAATCACCTGGGTGCCGATCGAGGTGAACGGCGCGGCGTTGGCGTCGTACAGCGCGGTGCGCCAGATCGTGGCGGTGCCGCGATCGATGCCGCCATAGACTCCGGAGGTGTTGACAAGCGGGACCGCGGTCGCGAGCCCGGTGATTTGCTTGCCGCCGTTCGCGGTGCCGTCGGAATAGATCCCGGCGTCCATCGCGTCTTCCAACGCCTTCTCCGCCGCCGACATGTAGCTGTCGTAGACGTCCATCAGCTGCGCTTCGCCCTCGTTGTTGAGGATCTCCTGCATGCTGAGGATGATCGGGATCACGACCATCTTGGGGTCGTAATACGCGTCGTTGAACAGGTCGATCGCCGGGTTGAGCAGCTGGTCGTAGCCGGAATACCATTGCGCGGATTGCTTGGCGATCTGCAGCGTCTGGCGGATCCGGGGACCGGAATAGGTCTGCCAGAGGCCCTTGCGGCGCATCACCGCAAGCAGCGCGTTGTTGTTGGAGACCAGATCCTGGTAGCTGCTCGACCGGTCTTCGACCGCCATCGAGAGGATCTGCTGATAGGCAGCATTGGAGGTGACGTTGGGCATGAGCGCTCCACTGAGAAAAAGGGTTCAGACCTAAAGCGAGCCGTTGAACTGCCGGAGGGCGCGTTGCACGGCTTCGCGCGGAGACTTGCTCGGTTCGCGGTACCTGGAGGACCCGTTTGAGGGGCTGCCATCAGGTGCGCCGTGGATCGATCGGTCGACGGGTCGGGTCTGAGCCGGTGTGAAGCGGGTCTGAGCCGCGTGTGTGGCTGGTCGGAGTAATTCAGCCCTTCGGTACGCTGTTTCGAGATCGAACCCCAATTTGAGTTCGGCCTCGATCAGGTCTCCTATTTCATCGAGGCGCGGATGGCTGTCGGCAAAGCTGTCGACCGCCGACCGCGCCTGGGTGAACTGCTGCTGAGTATGCATCGCCTGCACGGCGTTCTTCAAGTCGGAAATCTCGCGGTGCAGGCTGCCGATCTGCTGGCTGGCCGCGTTCTGCATATTGCCCTGCTGCAGCACCCGGAGCTGATCCGGGGTCTGGGTCAGCACATGGTAGGCGATGTCGCGCAGCCCGAGCCGCTGGCCGGTCTGGGGGTCCGTGAGCCCGAGGTTGTTGACGATCTGGTCGAGGCCGGAGACCGGGTCGGAACGCAGCCGGTTTTCCATCGTGACGTAGCTGGTCAGCGCCCGCTGCAGTGTGGTCTTGTGCTTGTTCGCCAGCTCCTGGAACGGCCGGATCTGGTTCATCGTCTCATGGTCGCCGCGGTACTGCTGGTAGGCGTTGGCGAACTCCTGGTGCATGCGGTGGACGTCGCCGCGCACGCTCTCCGGGGTGGCGTGCCACTCCGCCTTGGCCCGGTCGGCCATCCGCGGCGGCGGATCCCGGAACGGCGCCTGGGGCGGCAACTGCCGAGGCGCGTTCTGGGCTTGTCCAGGAAGGGTATGATCGCCCGGCTCGGGAGGATGTTCTGACCCTACCCTTCCGGCCTCCTGCTGCCTCGGCGCAAACTGGCCGCGCTCGCCGCGCGGCAGGTCGCCGGCCGGCCGCTTGCGCAGGTCGAACCGTTCCGACGGCGTCTCCTCTGGCGGCTGGTTATGCCCTGGCTTGGCCTCTGCCGCGGCTGGCGCGGGCCTGGGAGCGGGTTTCGCCGGCTTGGCCTGTGGTTGGCTGGCCCGATCGAAGGCGCGCTGGATGGCCTCCCTACGGCCTTCAGCGGGGGACTTGTCCGGCGCCTGGGGCCCGACCGGGTTCGGGATGTTGGTCGGGTTCTGATTGATCGGAGCTTCGTGCGCCGGCGCCGGCGCCGGCGTGGTCGGCGCGGAGGCGGGCGCTTGCGCCGAAGGGGTGGGGTTCGGCGCAATCGGAGTGTCTGCCATGGTGCGTTTACGGACCCGTCGTCCGCACTCCTGAACGGTATTGCGCGAGCGCTTTCCGGATGGATCGCTGCCGCGCCTCTTTCGCACCCTTCTCCGCAGACGCCCGCGTCTTGGGCGGCAGCTTCTCGTTGCCCACCTCGATCAGCCCGAGCGCGCGACCGACCGCGCGGAACTGGCGTTTCGAGGTGTAGAATTTGCCGTCGACCTGCTCGGTCGGCTCCATGATGTCGGAGATGACGTATGGCAGCGGCAAATTTGAGCGCGCCGCTTTAGCTCGCTTCCTCTCGATCCGGAACCGCCCCGGGGCGAACTCGACCAGCTTCATGGCGGCGGCACCACATAAGCCACGGCCAGGCCGAACGCCGCCACCTTGGTCACCGCCAGGCCGACGCCATTGGTGGCCTCGCTGACCGGCAGCCCCAGCCCCGGCTTGCTGGCGGTCACGTCAACGACGGGGAGGCCACCGGCGGCCACCGTCACCACGGCTCTGGCCATGATCAGCGCTCCCCGTGCATTGGCTGAAATTCATCGCGCGTTTGCACTGTACCCTGCCCTATGTCCGATACCGTGAACATCATCGCGGGAACAGCCGTGAAGGACCCGAGCTGCACCGTGACCGGGTGACCGCCCGCTTCGGTGAATGCGGCCGGATTAAGGCTCGTATTCAGCTCGGTGCTGTCGACATAATCCGTGATTGACGGCACGTCGTCGAACACGATCAGCGTTTCCGGCGTGAAATCGGTGCCAAAGACCGTCAAGGTGAGCACGGGATCGCCGATCGCGCAGCCGGTCGGATCCATGCCGGTGGCGCGCGGCGGCGTCAGCTCGCCGCCCTCGCCGCGCTGCGGCGGCTCGTTGATCGAAGGGGGCGTCAGCATCGAGGTGCGGTGCTCTGACGACGGCTCGTTGATTGATAAAACGCCCATCACGTAAACGTCCAGGTTTGCGGCGCGGTGGTGACGACGCCGCCGGTGACAACGGTGACCGGAGTCGAGCCCGCGGCAGCGCCAGGGGTCGCGAGACAAGTCAGTGAGGTTGACGAGACGAACGTGGTCGCCTGCGGCACGCCGCCGATGACGATCTTCGACTGCTTGTTGAAGCCGGTGCCGGTCGCGGTCATGGTGATCGCCGCAGTGCCGTGCACGCTCGACGTCGGCGCGATCGAGGCCAGCGTCGGGTTGGTCGCCGGCGACAGACTCGAGGCATGGGTCTGGTTCGGAACCGGCATCACGCCCGGCGTCAGCACCGGACCGCAGGAAACCGATATTGCACCGCCCGGCGCGGTCACGCTCAGCTCGGTGCCCCTGCCCTCGGCGTCGACGCTGGTGCCGGCGCCGGCGGCGGCGACCTTGGCCGCGAACACCGTGTAGTTGCTGCCGGGCGAGACCCAGCCGTCGTCGACCGCGGGCTGCGCCGGATCGAGCGGCGGAGTGGCGCCGACATACGACAGGTTGGTCGGCGGCGTCGGGTTCTCAGGGGTGACGGTAAGTGCAGACTGGGCCATTACTTCCTCCTGGCGGGTTTAAGGGCAGCTTTCTTCTGATCGGCGCGGTTGAACTCTTTCGCGACTTTCTGCGGCACGCCGACCTTGCTGGCGAACGCCTTGTCGTGAGCGGCGGCGGCCATCAGGCGCTTTTGCGCTGGTGATTTGCTCGGCATTACATGCGCTCCTCTGATTGATAGCTATCCTGCGCGGCCAAGCCACCCATGCCTAACGCGCCTGCGACACCCAGGCCCGTAAAGCCGCGATCGGTGAGATATTTTGAAATGCTATCCACCCATCGCTGATCTGCGATTTGGGTTTGCGGCAACCCCTTCGGCGTCCGGTTCATCAGGTAGTCGACTGACGGCTTGAAGCCGGTGCGGGCCTGCGTTGCATTGGCGTACTGCTGCAGCGGTGCGACAATATCGGGATACATGATTTCCTTCGGCACCGACGCCGGCAGGCCGCCGACATACTGACCGCCCAAGTTGGTGTCATAGGTGCGATGCTGCGCGCCTGGCGCGCTGAACACCCGGCCGGATGGGTCGAGCTTGGCGATCGACAGCCCAGAGGTGCCGGTCGCTTCATTCAGCAATCGCGGATCGGCCACCGCATAACGGGCCTCGGCGACGCTCGGAAAACCTTTGGATTGAAACTGCGCGGTGTCCATCAGCTTCGCGAACTTGCTGCGAACATTGCCCCATGAATCTTCAAAATACTGGCGCAGCTTGTCCGATCCGACGCCTGGCCAGTCCGGCACCGCAGGGAAATCCTTGATGGGCTTCTGCATCGCAGCATCAAACGCGGCGCGCGACGCCTGGTCGCCGCTGGTGTGTTTGAGCATCTCGGCCAAGGTATCCGAAACGTGATGCGAAAAATCGGCCGACTGATCGCCCATCGCAGTGTAGACGCCATGGATCGGCTCACCGCCCTTGGCCTCAGTGGCAACCTTCCTCGCCAAGCCCTTGATGACATTTTCCTGGGATGCCCACGCCGCGCCCTCACCGGCGTTTTGCGACATGAAGCCGTGACCGCCCTGCATCGCCACCGGATCGGCGAACGGAAAGCCATTGACCTGCACCAGGTTGGAGCCTGCGGCCGATCGATCACCAATCAACGGGAGTAGCCGACTGCCCTGTAAATCAGCGGGACGGATGATGCTCTCGGTACTGGTGCCCGTCGGCACATGCACTGCGGACATCTCATCGATCGGCTTCGGCAGCTTGACGCTGGAGATGCCATGCCACAGCGCCGGGTCGCGGACGATGCCAGCACCCAACACCTTCTCGGCGCCCTGCACCGGCACGCCGGCGATGCCGCCGGCGCCCATCGTCATCAGCGCTGCATTGACCGGCCCGCGCGGATCGTAGGTGCCGGTGTTGAGGCTCTGCTGCGAGTTCTCGATCAGCGCTTGCGGCATGCCGAGCAGCGAGCCCATCATCCGGCCCGGCACCTGGGAGGCAATGTCGGCCGCCCGGTTCACCGCCGGCACGCCGGCGGAGATCTGCGGGCCTGGCGGGATCGCGGGGGCGCCGACGTCCGGCAGCCCGGTGCCGATGCCCCAGGGATCGCGAACCGGCTGATAGCGATCCTGCGCCGCCAGCGCGCCCAGCGCCCAGCGCTGGTCCGGCGGCGGCGCGTCCGGCGGGTAGTTCGGCTGGATCGCCATGTTGCTGGCGTAGGCGTTGCGTTCGCGCTCGGCCTCAGGATCGTAGTCGTCGGCCATCTCAGATCCCTCCCGGCTGTGGCCGCGGCTGCATCTGCCGGAACTGCTGCGCCGACTGCCGCTCGGTCTGCCGCGCCGCCATGTCCTGCGCCTTCAGCTGCTGCTGATGGCCGGCGAGCTGCATCTTCTGCTGCGTCAGCGCTAGCTCAGCCTGCGCCTTGGCCATCTCGGCCTGGTGCGCCTCGCGGCTCTCCTGCATCTTCTGGCCCTGCACCACCATGTCGTTCTGCTGGTCGCCGGCCTGGCCCG